ATGGCTGGTGGAACGAACAAATTAAGCGATGCTTCGCTGCGTAAAATGCTGGGCCGTGAAAGCCCCGGAGACAGCTTTTATGCTGACGGCGATGGACTCAGCGTGAAGGTGTCCCGGGTGGGGATCCTGACCTGGTATTTCACCTTCCGGATCGGCGGTCGGGAATCCACATCGCAGCGCATTAAACTCGGGAACTACCCCGACCTTTCTCTCAAAGCTGCGCGCGAAAAACGCGAACAGTGCCGATCATGGTTGGCTGAAGGTAAAAACCCAAAACATCAGTTGAGCGTGACCACACAGGAAACACTTAAGCCGGTTACGGTTAGAGAAGCCCTGGACTACTGGATCAGGGAGTACGCCACCCATAAGCGCGCGAACGCCCGCAAACACATCGAGCAGCTGAATAAGCATATCTTTCCTTATATAGGAGATTACCCACTCTCGATGTGCGAAACCCGGCACTGGTTAGAGTGTTTCGCCCGGGTGAGGAATGAAGCTCCGGTGGCCGCCGGTTATCTGCTGCAGATGTGTAAGCAGGCACTGAAGTTCTGCCGCGTGCACCGCTATGCAGTGAGTAACGTTCTGGACGATCTGACCATCGACGATGTTGGCCGCAAACAGAACAAGCGCGACAGGGAGCATACTCGCCAGGAGCTGGCAGATATCTGGCGGGAAAGTACCGGGATGAAATTTAAGCCGTACTATGCCGCATTGCTGCATTTGCTGGTGGCATTCGGTTGCCGTACTCAGGAACTGAGATTATCTAAACCCGGTGAGTGGGATTTACAGGACTGGATCTGGACGGTACCGAAAGAGCACAGCAAGGGCGGAGAAAAGATACTACGGCCAATTCCCGTGGCTGTGCGCCCATTCGTCAAAAGTCTGGTCGCACGAAATAAGGATACGGGCCTGTTACTGGGAGAGCTGAAGAAACCTGAAGCTGTTAGCCAGTGGGGGCGAACTATTCACAAGCGCATGGGGCATGAGAAGTGGACGCTTCATGATCTGCGCCGGACATTTTCTACGACGCTTAACAACATGGGGATCGCTCCGCATGTTGTGGAGCAGCTGCTGGGCCACACTCTCGGTGGAGTAATGGCCGTTTACAACCGTAGCCAGTATTTGCCTGAAAAGCTTGATGCACTGAATAAATGGATGGATAGATTAGATTTACTGTCTGAGAACCCAACTAATATTGTTCTGATGAAGGTCAATAAATGATGAATAAAATTAATAGTAAAAAGGATTTGCCAAAATCATTTAAATTAGAGAATTACGATGCTCTTGAATCCTTATCGGATAAGGATTTATTCAGGCAGTTATATTGGCGACATGCTGATCTTGAATTTCCTAATGATGAGTATCCTGAATTTGGTATGGAGGTTTGTGCTGATTACCCGATGAACGACAGTCTTGGGGATCCTTTCAAGGAAATAAAACCATCTGCATCCTTTACCAAAAAGCAGGAAGAATATAAACGCAAGGACAAACCCGATCTATTAAAATTGAGTTACGGTGAGGGAATCAAACCATTCATGAGGTTTGAACTTTCAGTATTGGGTAAAATGGAGTCTCAAAATGGTTATTTCAAGGGGATGCCCATAGCTGTTGGTGAAGATGAGCTTGGTGACCTATTCAAAGAAGATAATGGACTGTTTTGGGCAGGAATGCGCGAACCTGTCAATCTCCTTAGTGACATCATGGAACACGTAGTGATCACTGTTGATGTCAGAAATTGCAGAGATGCTGATTTGATTAATACCTTCAAAGAACTGCTGCCTTTATGGAGAAAGGAGCTTAACTTTCCAGAACCCCCAAAACCGGTGTCTGGAGGATGGGAAAGTATTAGGAGAAAAATTCTTGACTATAAAATCATACCTCTTATCGACCTGATTTCGTGGGAGCGAGGCACTAATAGTAAAATTTCGCTAGGCGTCCTTAATGTCGCCTTGTTCCCCAATGGTGAAAAAGATGCGTTTATAATTGCTCAAACAATAAAACCATTCTTAGACAAACTTATTGAATATGATTCTTTAGATAAAATTCGGAAAGAAATATCTAAAGATTTAAATTGAGATATTTCGATCTACGACGGTAAGTGAAAAAAACGCACCGTGGTTGCACCAGGAAAAGTAAATAAAAATGCCCCCGAACCTTAACGAACGAGGGCATTTATCTGTGAACGTAAATCAACAACCAGCCGAACGTACCATTCGCGAGCCTGAGTGCCGTCAGATCACCGGCCTTTGCCGAACTACCCGCTACATGATGGAGAAAGAGGGGAAATTTCCTACCCGCCGTAAATTAGGTGGCCGCGCTGTTGGCTGGCTTCTATCGGAAATAACTGCTTGGCAGCAGAACTGCACAAAAGCAGCATGAGGTAGGTATGGCTCATAAAACAAAGGCGGCCTTGCCGGGCCGCCAGTGGGATCATTCGAAACAAAATCAGCATACCAGGGCTGCAGCTGGTGGTCAAAGCCTGAGCGCTCCTGTTATTACAGGAACCGCGCCATTGGCGCAGTTAGAATTCCGTGTCCAAGACTTCCGCCAATGGCGGGGGTATACGGCATTGCAGTACATCCCTAAGGTAATCTCCCCAAAACTGGGGAGGTCTAGAGTTGCAGATTTGCAACACGGTCAGCCTTTGGGCTCTTCCTTGGCTTTCTTGCGCTGCCGGCGCTTAATTTCGCCTTTTACAGCAGTAACGATAAATTGCGCTTTTGTCTCTCCTTCATCGAGATTGCTTTCTAACTCTGCAACTATCTCATGGGGAAAACGAGCGTTAAGCTGTTGTGATTTGTTGTTAGTTGAACCCGTTGCCATTACTGGATCTCCTTGCATTTGGTGCGATTCAGTATACGCAAAAAAAATCATAATAAAAGGCTTGAAGTGCGATTCACTTGGAGGTAGTTTTAAAAGAGAAGGTGCGATTCACCTTTTAAGTGCGAAACCCGGTAGTGCGCCAACACTTGCCGGGTTTCTGACCAAACCGTTATACGAGGTAACAGTTATGGCTGATCAACAGCATACCCAAACTCACCCAAAATTTACATGGTTGTTCTTGGCAACCCCTAAGCGTCATGCGGACGTTCGTCCGGTGATTGTCCGTTTCAATGCAGACACGGAAGAAAAAGCCCGCGACGCGTTCCCCGGCTGGGACCTTGTTTTCGCGGCGAAGATCCGCTCTGAATGCCCGCTCTATCAATATGCCATGAATCTTTCTGGGCTGGAGGTGCGTCATGCGTGATATCTACCATCAGCTTGTTAAGCACTCCCCAGACTTTGAACGCCTTACTGATGATGACCTGAATGATGCTAGCGATGTTTATGGTGACGGGGTTTTTGCCATAACCAGTGCGCTTACTTTGATCGGTAATTTGACCTCTGATGCAACGGAGAGTGAAAGCTATGCCGATGAAGATGCACGCCGTGATTTGGTTCTGCTTGGAAATGCTCTTCGTCACTTACCAAGAATGGCACAGGCACTGGAGCAAAACAGCCGTACGGCAAACTTCGTTCTCAGAATGCGCCGCGGGGAGGTAGTTCAATGATCAGCAACGTGAAATTCAATGAACTGGAAAAACGGGTTGAACTGCTGGTGGAGCGCGTCCTGCAGCTCGAAGTGCAGGTTCGCACATTGACTGATAGCCACGGCGGAGAGATCCCCCCGGGCATGACGCCTGTGGCCACACTGGCTGCCGAGTACGGTATTTCTACTAAAAAGGCTGAGGAACTGGCGAAGAACACTGGCGTAATGCTAGTCAAGATGAAGTCTGGCGGATTCATCGCCCCTGATGAGAAATTCCGGGAGGCGGCGCGCCTGGTGCTGCGCAGCGCCAAACGTAAGTACGGATCTGCTTACTGGTTCCATCCTCTGATCGGCAAGTTCCAGATGAGTGGAGGCATTCCACAATGACTGTTCAACTGACGGCAGTAGAAGTGGTTTCCGATGCGCTGTTTGCCTGCTCGTATCTTTGGTCACATGGCCGCCCTTATAGTCGTAGCGATCTGGATAAAGCCATCCACCAGCACAAAGACACGAGTACGCGCTACGGCAAGCTGGTGGCAAAACTCACCCAGCTTCATGGCATGACCTATGAAGAGTTGTGTGATGCTGGCTATTTGGGCAACGATGCCGGGCAGGTTAACGAGCTGCGCCGCGAAGCGCTGGTAGAGGTGATAGGCGAAGAAGAGCTGAAAGCCTGGCTCACGGATGCGCAGCGTATACAGCGCGTGTTTCCTTCCACGGAAATACAGTCCCGGCGCACCCGGCTTCCGTTATCTCGCGGCTCTGAGGGATACGATGCCCGACAGGATTTCGTGATCAAACATTTTTTACCGGCGCAGTCACTTTGCAGCATCTACGGCCCCAGCGGTTCGTATAAAAGCTTTCTGGCGGTTTCATGGGCCTGCCATATAGCGACAGGCAAGGTATGGGCTGGTAAGAAGGTGGCTCCTGGCGCCGTTCTGTATGTGGTTGGTGAGGGTGGTGTTGGCGTTCCTCGTCGTATCAGAGCATGGGAGCAAATGAACGGCCTGCAGGCCGATAATCTCTATCTGGTCAACCGGCCGGTATTTCCAGTTCGATCGTCAGAGGTCAATGAAGTGCTGCTGGCAGCGCGGCAGGTTGAGGCTGAATGTGGTCTGCCTGTTAGCCTGGTAGTGATCGATACGCTGGCGCGTTGCTTTGGTGGCAATGATGAAAACGACGCCCGGGATATGGGAGCGTTTATCGAGGGATGCGACACCATCAAGCAGAAAACGGGGGCCACGGTGCTGGTGGTGCACCACTCCGGTAAGGATGAGGCAAAGGGCGCGCGCGGGTCCAGTTCGTTCCGGGCTGCGCTGGATGCAGAATTCAATGTTAAGCGTGAGGGAGAGGGTAAAGCGCTGATCCTCTCCTGCACCAAGATGAAGGATGCAGAGGAGCCGGAACGAAAGGCATATGACCTGTTAACCGCTGAGCTTTACATAGACGAGGATGGTGAGGCGATTTGCTCTCTGGTTGTCAGGGATGTGCCAAGAGAGGCAAAGGAAATTGATCCGGAGCTGGCAGGGGTGTCAAAACTCAGTGATAACCATACGGCGTTATGGCAGGCAATCAGAAGCAGAACGGCGCGCGGGGATGTGTGCACCAGGGCGGTTATTCGCGATGATCTAAAAGCTATGGGCCTGGATGCCAGTAAGCATTTTTCTCGCTGGCTGCAAAAGCTGGTTGAGTCTGGTCTTGTGAATCTGGATGGTGAGCAGATCCACATTCAAAACCTACGCGAAGTGGGCGGGTAAGTGGGGGTGTAGTGGGGGCGGTGGGGAGGAGATACCCAAACTCCCCACATTCTCCCTGTATACACGGGGGAAGTGGGGAGTTTACTCTAAACCCGCGTCATTACTGGCTCTCAAGTCAATTCTTCAAATAGTCGGTGGGGAGCAAGTGGGGAATGTCCAAGTGGGGAGAAAGTGGGGGAGGTTCCATATTCAACGGCATAGTGTCGCCTCAATGTTTGAAGCTATCGGATTCGAGATCCGCAAGATGGGTCGTAAGCCAGTAACTAAGTCAGAATGGTTTACGACTGCTGAGTAAAACTACAAGTTGTGATTCACACCTGACGCACTTAACAGTGCTTTCTGCAAAGACCCGCCACATCTGGTTCTGCGCTGTAGCCCCCAATCTGTACGTACTGTATACAAAATGACTAAATATCCTCTGTGATGCCCGCTCTGTAAGGGTTTGCTCTGTAGCCAATCTACATTAGGTAGTGTTATCAGAATCTCATAAATCTATTTTTCTAATAAAAATACGTTTACTTACCAGTTTTATCGATCAATTATTGTCACCTGTTTACTTATCCAGTAGAGGACATCATGAGTGACATTAACGATTTGAACACGGGCGAACCTAAAGGCGGATCAGTTCATCTGGACGCGCAAACTGTTTTACGTCTCAAGCAGTACCGTATCGATCACCTGAAAACGAATCCCGGTAAACCATTGCCTGGTGTAGCGCAGCTGGTGCGTCATGCCGTAAACGCCTGGCTTGATGAGAACGGGTTTGCTGCTGTGGCAGGTGATGAATGAAGAACTGGTACAGCATCAAAGCATCGGCAGCTGGTGGCGCGGCTGACATCCACATTTACGACGAGATCGGCTACTGGGGCATTACTGCGAAGAAATTCGTGAGTGACCTGAAAGCCATTTCAGATGCCACCAGTATCAACCTGCACATTAACTCCCCTGGTGGTGACGTGTTTGACGGCATCGCTATCTACAACGCCCTTAAAGGCCTGGGTATTCCGATCACTGCTTATGTTGACGGCCTGGCCGCTTCAATGGCTTCCGTCATCGCGATGGTCGGCAATCCGGTAATCATGCCAGCGAACGCGATGATGATGATCCACAAGCCGTGGGGCGCGTCGAGCGGCGATGCTAATGCAATGCGTGATTACGCTGACCTCCTGGACAAAGTGGAGAGCGTGCTGATCCCTGCTTACGTCGAGAAAACCGGGAAAACCCCAGAAGCTGTGGCAGCGATGCTTGAAGACGAAACCTGGCTTACCGGCGCTGAATGTGTGGCGCATGGTTTTGCAGATCAGGTTACTGAATCGGTGCGTGCTATGGCCTGCATCGAATCCAAACGAATTGAGGAATTTGAACATATGCCTGAATCACTGAAAGGTATGATCACCAGCCCGAAAGCGTCCATTACCGGCGCCGTACCAGAACAGGACCGTATTAACGGCATTAAGGATCTGTTTGCGATGTTCGGTGGTAAGCACGACGCGCTGAAGATGCAGTGCCTTGAGGATGCTGGTTGCACCAAGGAAAAAGCCAAAGATCTCCTGCTGGCGCAGATGGGGCGAAATGCTACTCCGTCAAATACCGCCACGCAGAGCCATGCGCATATCTACGCGGGGAACGGCAACATTACCGGCGATGGTATTCGCCAGGGGCTGCACGCGCGTCTGGGTCACGAACGCGCAGAACGCGGCAACCCATACGCAATGATGAGCCTGTTTGAAATGGCGCAGGCCTCGCTGGTGGATCGCGGTATCGGCATCAGCAGCTTCGGTAACCGGTCGCAGATTGTGAACCTGGCGTTTACGCACAGCAGCAGTGATTTTTCACACATCCTCGCTGGTGGCGCTGAAAAGTCAGTGCTGGCAGGCTGGCAGAACAGCGGCGAAACTTTCCAGCAATGGACCAAAGCGGGCTCGCTCAGCAACTTCCATGAAGCGAAGCGCGTTGGCCTGAATGGATTCTCTAAGCTGCGTCAGGTACGTGAGGGCGCTGAATATAAATACATCACCACAAGTGATAAAGGCGTACCTATCGCGCTGGCCACATATGGTGAGATCTTCTCTATCACCCGCCAGGCAATCATCAACGATGACCTCACTCAGCTGACCACCATCCCGACAGCCATGGGGCGGGCTGCATCCCGTACGGTTGGTGAGTTGGTCTACCTGGTGTTGACCACCAACCAGGCATTCACTGACGGCAAAGCCCTGTTCCACGCAGATCACAAGAACATGATCGCACTGGACATGAGCACTGAAGGCCTTGATGCCGCGCGCAAAGCTATGCGCCTGCAGGAGGATGCCAACGGTGATCCGGTGAACGTCACGCCATCATTCCTCATTGTACCTGCTGCGCTCGAGGGAGCGGCCAACCGGGCGATTCTGTCCTCTTCCTCACTATTCCCGGTAGACAGCAGCGGCACACTGAACCAGAACCCGGGGATCGTTAACGTGGTGAAAGACATGGCAAAGGTCATTGTTGAGCCACGCCTTGATAAGCACAACGCCAAAGAGTGGTATGTAACTGCAGCCCAGGGCATGGACACGGTGGAGGTTGCATACCTCGACGGGATGGATTCACCGTACCTCGAACAGCAGGAAGGCTTCACTGTCGATGGTGTTGCATGGAAGGTGCGCATCGATGCTGGCGTAGCGCCGCTGGACTATCGCGGTCTGGTCAAGTCGACGGGCAAACCGTAAGGCGCAGAGGCGGCGAAAGCCGCCCCTCGCTGCCCGGATCGGTCGGGTCCTCCCGGAGGGGTGACCAGCCACGAGGCGGCGGGCACGCGGAAAACGGCTAGTTTTCGCATTTTTATCGCGCATCATCATCATCACCACGTATTTTCAGTTCTGAGGTTATTAATCATGAGGTTACGTTATTTAAAGGCTAATGAGGCTGCGATTAGCGTTGAAAATGGTGAATATGTGTTCAGCATCAGCGAAATCGCCAGAATGCTGGGGATTCACCGCCAGACAGTGAAGAAAATCATTGTAGATCATGGTATTGAAAGTAAAGGTGTGAAAAAAACGTATAACCTTTACTCAGTAAAAGATGTCGCTCACTGGCATTTTAAATTTAGATGGTACTGATTTTTAGTGAAAAACACTGTTCGCCATACTCCTCACCATTTGTACAGCTGTAATGCTGCATAGCAGAAGGGGTAGGACGATTTTACCTGTCGTAGTACCTGGGTGAGATGGTTACGCAGGCAGAATCAGATGACGGCTGGCAGTCTGTGACGAGAGACTAAATTTAATATTGGAGTGGGTATGCAAAATGCAGAAGTAATGACGACCATTAAGCTTAGCGGCTCTTTGGCTAAAACGTTTGGTAGGGAACATCAGCGCTTAGTAAGCTCAACGCGTGAGGTGTTCAATGCTCTGTCTGTTACGTTGCCGGGTTTCCAGCAGTATATGAACACAAGCAAATCCCGCGGTCTGACGTTCGCTATCTTCGTTGATAAGAAGAATATTGCGGAAGATGACCTCGATTTTCCGAATGGTGGCAAGGTCGTTCGGATTGTTCCCGTCATTATCGGCAGCAAACGAGCTGGTTTGCTCCAAACCATTCTTGGAGCGGCGCTTGTTGTTGTCGGGGCTATTGGAGCCTTTACTCCTTTTGGGCAGGCTGTAGGGGGTGGAGCATGGGGGTCGGTTGCTATGAAAGTAGGCGGAGCTCTGATGGTCGGCGGAGTTGCGCAGCTGTTGTCTCCTCAACCTACAGGCCTGTCCAGCAAACAGGATGCCGATAACCGGGCCTCTTATGCGTTCGGCGGCGTCACGAACACTGCCACACAGGGATACCCGGTACCGCTGCTTTACGGTAAGCGCCGGATTGGCGGTGCGATTATTTCAGCCGGGATCTACGTCGAAGATCAGCTGTGAATCATTCCGTAGGCGGAATACCAAAAGCCATAAAATGAAATGGTATTTAAGCTGGGCTGATGCATAAATCTTGTGCTCTATTTATTGAAAATAAAGATAATGCCCCAATTTAAAGTATGGACAATACCTATGAGGATCTTGTAAATGGCCGGGCAATTAGATGAAGCAGCAAAACAAATTTTAGGTACTCTTTTAGCCGATTTTACCGATAGAGGGTTGAGCGCAGAGGATCTTAAAAAAGGGTATATTGGCCCCAAGGTGGAGGCGCTGGCTACCGCAGTATGTAATGTAGATGACATTACCAAAGTAGACTTTGAGGTGGCTTTCAAAGATTTAGAAAAAGCTCGCTTAATAAGAACTGGGCCAATGAAAATGATTGAACCAGACTCATTTGGTAGTGGGATTGTCTTCATCGGGTCTGTGAGTCAGCGTGAGTACGCTTACCTTACTGAAAGTGGCTATAAAGAGTCGCGTAAGTCGCCTAACCGGCCTCAACGAGTGCAGCGTGTGGTAAATAACATACATATTTCTGGTGGTCAGTTCGAGAATCTTCAACTTGCTGCAGGCGAGAGTGTCAATCAATCGATGAAGATTACCAATGGGACGGATTCAGACATTGTAGCTAAGTTGATTTCTGTTTTGGAAAGTCAGGGGCAGATTGTAACCCCACAGCAGCAATCTGATCTTGAAAAGGTCGTTAGCGAAGCAAACGAAGGTAACGCTAAAGAAGCCAAGAGTTTGTTAGAAAAAATTTGCGGCCCTGCATGGGGAGCTTTGCAGCCAGTTGTTTGGCCTATAGTGGGTGAGCTAGTGAAAAAAAGCTTGGGACTATAACTTAAGCATAAACAATGAGGTCGCCTATGGCGGCCTTTTTTATTGTTCATTGGTGTTCATGTGTTGGTGCAGTCAGTGGTGCAGTCAGTTTAATAAAAAAGGCGCGTCCCCATGCCGAGTAGCGCCTTTTTAAACAAGCATTTAGCTAATCGAAATTAGTTCATGCCGTACTTTTTCAATTTCTTACGCAGCGTACCACGGTTGATACCCATCATCAGGGCAGCACGGGTCTGGTTACCACGGGTGTATTGCATCACCATGTCCAACAGGGGCTGTTCAACTTCAGCCAGTACCAGCTCATACAGGTCGTTAACATCCTGACCATTCAGTTGAGCAAAATAGTTCTTCAGTGCCTGTTTAACCGAGTCACGCAGGGGCTTTTGAGTTACTTGATCCTGAGAGTTAACGGTGGAAACGGTCAGTACGTCAGAATTTACGCGTTGTTCGAACAT